AAAACCTTAGGATCGTCAGCACGGAATTCAATTTCATATCCATCCTTGCCTGCCTTAATCTTATAAGAAGAGTAAGGACCACGAGGGATGTGAAATGTAGGAGGTTGGAGCACAGGTTCAGGTTCTTGCCTGAAAACATATCCAAGCAGACCTATATGTGCTACAACAAATACTCCACCAACTGAAGCGGCGACGATCTTAAGTTTATTCATGGTTAGAATGGCATAGAGGGACCAGTTACTTCAGGCATCTTAGGCATAGCAGAATCTACCATTGCTGGTAGTGCTTCTGTGATTGCTTCAGTGATAGCAGCAGTTGCTTTCTCACGAGCACCTTCGATTAATGTATCCTTTTGAACGTAAAGATAAGCACCACCCCCTAAGACAGATAAAGAAACTAGACCAGACAATAAAGCAACGACATTAATCAATTTTTGCATCTTTCTTCTCCAGTGTAGGTGCTTGCTTTGATTCTTCCTTCTTCTTAGAAGGCATGACACCAAACGTAGCTAACGTCCCAGTAAAAACGCTGGCAATAAAAGTTGGATCGATATTTTTCTGAGGAATACCAGGAACAGTTACATAATTAAGAGTCAGAATTGCTGCTGACCAACCAAGAATAATAACTCGGACGAGAGTTGATACACCCTCATCCGCCCACTCAAATTTGTTTTCCTTTTTGGCTTCCTCTTTCTTCTGTGGATTTGATTCCATGAGCAAAGAGTAAGGCAACTCTATTTATCACTCAGCAACTGCTTCTTCTTGTGCTTCTTCTTGTGCTGCTTGATATGCTGCTTGATATGCTGCTACAACTTCTTCAGTCCATGTAGCAGTGGCGATAGCAGCAACTCTTGGATCTTCTGCTGATGTATCATCACCAGGAGCAATTGCATGACGATGGAAAGTAGAAGCAACTTCTACACCATCTTTAAGAATCTGATTTCTTGTTCTTACTTGAATAGATCCGTTGAGTAGAACTTCAATTTTATCTACTACTGATTTTTCTTCTAATGCCATTAGGATTATTCTCCGAATTAAACAGGTTTAGGCGATAATATTTAGTCCACATAATATGTCATATCACCGATTAGATCGGCAACGTTGTTAATTTTTGCATCCACGGTCAAAGCATTATCTCCGATACTATCTCTCGTTGAATAAATTGACAAATGAGAAACAGAGGCGCTCGTTATAATAGCGATATTCATAGTATTAGATTGTATATTAAAATTATCTAATCTTAGATTGCCACCAGTACAACTATAAGTTGATACAAAAGGAAGTCCCAAAATTCTAAGAGTTCCACTACCTGCACTAACGGTCACAATATTTGTCAATCTAAATTGAACATGCACCATTCTTCCAATTTTAGTATATCTTCCAACTTGATCACCATAAGTATATGTTCCTGCAGATGTTGCACCCGCAAATACAGGATCCCAATCTCCTTCTTCATAGTCGTCAAGGACCTCACTAGTCATTCCAGTGGCATCAGTAGTCGCAGAGAAGTCAATACCTTTACCAGCACCCATTTGAATGTTGCCAGCAAAGTAGTTAGTGGCATCACTCCATTCTTGATAAACTCCATAGTTGTTTGTAACTGTTAGTCCAGTAGTATTATTTGGTGGTCTTAATCTCAACCCATATAGATTGGTGATGGTTGCGTCTAATGTTCCACTATTAACTACAGATCCCCAAAATGAATTTGTATCGTAGAAATGTGCATTTGTTATATTGACTGTTTTTGTTCCTGCACCGATGGAAAATAAACGAACAGTTGGTGAATAACTCGTATAATTTGTGACATTTACAGTTGATGTTCCGTTTGGCCTTAGAAGCAGCGCGGGACTCGTAACATTGGTAATACTCTGAGTTTCTCCATCGGGTGGACTTAGAGCTATGGTAGTTGCTGCAATAAAGGATGAACTACTTCTACCATTTGCGTTGATGCCTGAATATGAAAAACCATCATTAAACCCAACATACTGTTTACATGTATTTGCGTCTGTCCAATTAAAAGATTGATTAAAACCAGCAAAATATAATCGTTCAATATCACTAGTTGTTCCTGCACTCTTAGTATATGTTCTTTTATCAGCAGTTACAAAATTAAATCCACTAGTAACTGTTTGTGATGTGCCCAACTCTATGTTTACACTATTGCCAGCAGTTACCTGAAAACTACTAGTGGTTGGATAGGTTATTGTATCAGTATCAGAAAGTGAAATTCCTCCAACATCAAGTGTTGTTGATAGTGATGATAAACCTTCTACATGAAGTTTAGATCCTGGATTAGTCAGTCCGATGCCAACCGATCCACCAGTCCAAACTAGATTATTACTACCATCAATCTCTAACTTATTGCTACCTTCAATCAATTTATCAACAGGAGTAATACCCAGTCCAATCCACTTAGCACCATCCCATTTGTATGTAATAGATCCTTCAGTAAAAGTATCATTTACACTAGGACTTGCTGGAAATACAATTGCCATTTGATTTTATTCTGGTCTCCAGAACTATTTAGCGTTAGCTGTTTGGAATGGTGATTCTGCGAAGGCAGCAAAGATATAAGTGGTTTCATCTTGATTCTCGTGAGAATCATCATCTCTTACTTTAAATCCATTAGATAGTAAATCGATTCCAGTTTCAGTTGATTCATTTGAGTTGCTACTTGGAAGAAGATGCTTATTGTTTTGGTTTGTTGGACATCTTGCAGAATCAAATAATCTCCAGTTTTCATTACCAGAACCGTCAGTCTTCTTAATCAAAACCCATGCTGGTTTAAATCCACAATACACAAAAGGACCATTATTACTTCCATTTCCAATATAACTTCCAAACTTACTATAATTTTCAATTTCTGACCACAGATAACTGATCCAATTAACATTTGATCCAGTAGTTCCTGCCCAAGTTCCAAGATACATCAAAGTATCTGTTGGTGCAGTGCTATTAAAAGCATCCACATTTGTATCCTCTGGGTCAGGAGATGATAATCTGATCGTATTAGTTCCTAAAGATTGATGATATACTGCCCAGTTTCCACTATCATTTCTTGCCTTGAATAATGCAAATGCTGGTTTTTTGCCAAGTCCATGTCCGAAATTAGTTGCATTTCCATTAGGTGTTGTATAAGTTGCAATACTAAACCCAGCAGTCTGGTTCACAGAAACTTGAGAGGTTAGTGCTCCATCAGTGTTTGATACTGCGGCACCACCAGCCTTCCAACACCATGCCACATAAGGTGACCCAGATCCATTGACTGCACCATCAGTACCAACACTAAAACCATCGTCATCAAAACTAGGATTATAAACATTCACAAATGAGGTTTGTTCATCAGATGTTGAATTTGAACCTAACCAAATACCAGGACCCCTAACACTATCAAATAATGAATGAGAACTTGTATCTCCTCTATCTTTAATCCAAACAAAATCTGGTTTGAATCCAACACCAGTAATACCTCTACCCCTTTTACCATCACCAGTCCAAAGCACGGTCTTAAAGTGCTTACCAGGGTCAGCAGGAGCAGGAGCAGGTAAGTTGTCCGCACACAATGCTAGGAAACCAGTTGGAGGAGCATACTTAAACAGTCCCTTACCACTATCATCTGCGTTTGTTCCTACTGTTACACTTCCAGAGAATGATGGATTTTGACCGAAGTTAACAGAAGCATCCATACCTGCTCCACTACTTGCTTTACCTACACCAAAATATGCTGATTGGTCTACACTTATTCCTGTGAATGCCGTTCCTTGAGATACGCCGTTTTTATAAAATTGTATAGATCCAGCATCTGCATCATAAGCACATCCAATAATATCACCAGTAGCAAAGGCATCAGCAAAACTTGAGATCGAACTATTTTGTTTTTGTCCATCAGATCTATAAGAGAAACCTAACTGATCAGATCCAAATCCAACTGAGTCATTGATGTGGTTTTCAAAAGCTATACCCACATCACCACCACTTAATTCATTCATTCTCGTTTCAAAATACCATTTACCAGATGTCATAGCAATATTAGATCTGACATGTTGGTTTGATCCAGTACCAGAAGTCCAATCAGCAGTTAAATTACCATCACTTAAAGTGATATTAGATGAATAAGAAGTGGCAGTATTACCATATAGATACAAAGAATTCAAAGTAGCAAAGTTATTCTTACAAGTATCAGCAGTTGTTCTCCAACTCTCAATACCTACTGGTGTGTAAGGTTTGGGAACATCAAAACCACCTTTGTATTTTGCTACGCCTTTGTAAATACGGAAGTCTTGTACCTGACCATCTACGTAATAACTACCATCTCCCCATCTTCCAATCCAAAGTGGATCAACTGGAGTAAACAGAGAATTTGATCCTAAACCACCGTTGCTTCCAACACATACACCATTGACATATCCAATGAGATTTGAACCACTTCTCTCCATACAATAATGATTCCATTGATTAAGTGGTGAAGCAACATCATTCAATTGAATACTAATATTATTACTAGCTCCATCAATAGAAACAAAATATCTTAGAAGACCAGTTGTGTTGTGATAAATTAACCAAGATCTTTGATTATTCGCACTATCCCATACACCATGTCCAGGTGTACTACCCCATGAATTGTTATATTGCCAAAATTCTACAGTAAAATCTCCACTACCAAAATCCCAATCGCTGTTAGTACCAGCATCAAGATAATCGCCAAAAGCATTGGCGTTTATTGCACTTCCATAATAACCACCAAGTCCATAACCCACACCAACATCACCTTGAGGTGAAAGTGTTTTGTTAGTTCCACTACCTTTGATATCAGCAGAGTAATCTCTTGGTGCGTCTTCTTGTTTGACTACAATATTATCATATACTGTAAAACTTGTTCCTGAAGTTTGTAATGATATTGTGCTGCTTGTGGATAATGCTGTAAAACTTATTTGTTTTCTACCAATAGAAGAGAATGTTGAGTAAAATGTAGAACCAGCAGCTGCTGACCATCCACTTTGATACACAGAAACACTAGGAGTTGCAGATGTTGTGATAATATCAAAACTCATTGTATAACGCTTACCAATGACTGTGGTTATTACCTGATTTGCAGAACTATAACCACCAGCATTTGCACTATCATCAACACGCAGTTCCCCCTCATCCTGAGAAATTACTGCATTTTGTGCAGTCCAACCAGTAGTATCAGTATCAAAATGTCCGTTTGTAATTAAATTACCACTAGTAGAAGTAGAAATACCAGGAACAGCAAGAACTAAATTAGCAGCAAAAGGATCATCTCTCAACTCACTGACATATGCATCAGTAGTTGTAGGAGCTCCATTACGTGGTTGTGGTGAGTCCTCTCCTTTCAGTGTGATAATACTATTAGGAGCACAATGGAAGTCAGCACCAGGATTAGAACTATCATTCATAGGCAGATAGAATCCATTGGCACCAAATCCACCACTACGATTGATCGTATACTTGATTGACTTTGGTAATCTAGGACTCCATTGTCCTGGTCTGAAATCAGTTGCTTGTGTATGCCCAGAAGATATATAACCGTCTCCATCTTTATAGAAACCAAACACATCTGGTGTGAGTGCTTGACCGTCCACAAAGAAGTTATCCATTGTGTATAGTTGTCCCTGGGTTGAACCTCCTGCTGGAGTTTCGGAAAATAAGTAGTTAACAACACCAGCGTTTCCCCAGTGGGACATTAATTGATTTGCTAATATTCCTGCATTTTGACCGCTAGTACCACCAGTCTCAATCATTCTACGACCATTCACAAAAATTTTGAGTCTCTCAAGTGTCTGATCATTGTTAGACATGTTATCATTAGTGTTTAAACTTGAGTCATAAACAAGCAGATAATGCTGCCAAGATGAACTATCTCTCAACTTATCAAAATTAATAAAACTGCCATTATTAGTTCCGTTCCAGAAAAAAGATCTTAGAGAATCTCCACCATCATCATCATTAAATCTTAGCGCATCTGCACCACTACCTCCTGATGCATAGAAAAGAAGTTGTACTGAAGGAGAACTTAAACTACTTCTCTTAACCCAAAAAGACCAAGTTCCTTTAATTCTATTACCAGTGCTGGTAGGAGTTCTCTTTAAATATTCGTTTGCCATTTATCAACCCAGTGTGGTGGAACCTGATGGAACATAGTCAGTGAAAAGCTCTACCCATTCAGTACCATTATATACTTTGTAAGCATTCTCTACAGTATTGAAGTATTGATCTCCTTCAGTATTGTTGCTAGTTGGATCACTAGCAAGGGCACCTAACATCTTTGTGCCGTTGACATGTAATGCCATTAGTTTACCTCCTGAAGCATGAACTTGTACTTCTTACCGCTCCTTCTATTTATCAGGAACAGGTCGTCTTCACCCTCTTGAATTGTGTACTGACCCCAAGTTCCATCTACATCATTAGCAGCACCCTCGTTAGATAGTTGAAGGTCAGCAGAGTAGATGTTCGCCCAACGCTTAGTTGCTGAACCAAGGTCTCTCGTAGCATCTGCTTCTGGTTCAAAGTTTCCTGTTACCATAGCACCAGTCAATGTGGTTTCAAATTTAGTAACAGCATCATAATTTAAATATGATCTACTATCTGCTTCAAAGCCAGCATAAACTTCATTAGTTCCCTCTTTCTGGAGATATATGTTATTTCCTGTAATAAAGAGGGCACCGCCGCCTAGCTTGTCTATATTTACTGAAGAATTAACATTATGAGTTATTTGTAAATACTCACCTGAGTTGGCACTAGTATTTGTAACTCTAAATGATGTGTCTTGGACTTCGGTTATTCCATTAAATGTGGAAGCACCAGTAACACTTAGTGT